ATGATCTTACATACAGAACAACTCGATCAATTATTTACTGCACTTTCAAAGGCACAAGCAGAATTCCCACTTATTGAAAAATCAAGAACAGCTCATTATGGTAATTATGCAGACTTAAGTGATATGCTTAATCCATTATGGCCCGTATTAAAAGCACATGGCCTTGCAGTGTACGATTTCACTACGATTAATACCAATGGCTCATTAATAATAAACGTTCGCCTTGGTCATTCCTCGGGGCAATTTACAACAACTCAATGTTTATTCAGAGAAGGTCTTGCAAAAGATGCTGAATGGGGTGGTTGCTTAACATTTAGACGCAGATACATGTATCGATCCATTTTGGGGATTGCTATTCCAAATGATATTGACGATAATGACGATGGTCATGCAGTATCATCTCAACCTCTNACTAAAGAACAATTAGAGTTCTTAGAAAAATTACCACAAGATGCTCAACAAAAAGTAATGNGTTTTTATAAAGTAAATAACTTGAAAGATATAACCAAAGTCCAATTTGATAAAATAGCTTCATATTATAATAAAAAAAGTTAATATAACGGGAGAATTATATGGAAATGCCAAGAAGAATATTTAGATATGGACCTCCTGGCAAGCTAGATAATGCTCCATTTGGAACCGAATGCTTAACAACACAAGCAAAATTATTATATGTACAACTTAGTCATGATGAAGATACACCAAACTGGATATTAATCGGACCACCAACTGATGAAAAAGATACTGAAAAAGAGTAATCATCCCTATTTTACTGACCCTATTCAGTAAAATAGCTCATCTAACACAAATACCCTGGACCTATTACCAGGGTATTTGTGCTATATATCATCAAAATTTTACGATATGTATTCCGTAATAATTATAATACCACCAGAACCATTACCACCGGCAGCATTTTGTCCAGAACCAGATGACTTAGCCTGCCATTGAGCACCACTACCTCCAGCTCCATATCCTAGAGCGGGTGTTCCAGCTATAGCAGGACTTCCTCCAGGAAGACTAAGATAAAATCCAACAGCAGCAGCACCAGGTGATAAATATGAACTACCACCAGTACCAGTCAGACCTGTAAGTATCCCACTAGAACTACCAGTTGCAGAAAAACTATAAAAACCACATACGCCATAACCACCATTAAGATTTAAATTACCTCCAACTGCACTACCACCGTCACCACCAGCAGATATCTGATGAGTACTAGTTGCGCTGCCTCCATTACCACCATATGCTATCATAAATGGTGTAGTTCCAAACGTTGTCATTCCACCAGAGTTGCCTGTACCAGCACTTACGCCTGTTCCACCAGCACCTACTGAATATGGCTGCGATGCACCTATATAAGAAGCTGAAAATAATTCACGACAATAACCACCTGCTCCACCACCACCACCAATATAACTAGAAGCAGCAGCACCTGCACCACCACCAGCAGCTCCCCCACCAATGCACTCAACCATAACTTGAAACATCCCAGAAGTTGGCGTATACGTACCACTACCACTTCTATAATATATAACATTCAATTGAATCGGATTAGATGAAGTTGATATGGTTAACGTATTCGTTCCTGGATTACCAGTTACTACAATATCGCCAGATCCAATAATATTAATATTATTACCACCATCTGGACCAACTGCACCACCACTATTACCTGTTAATGTCGCAACTCCTTCTCCTGGCTCATTACCAAACTCGGTAATAATACAAATACCAGAAGATCCTTCACCACCCGCCAATGACATACTCGGATCTAATGCATTTGCACCGGAACCACCTGCTCCATATGATACACCATTATCTCCTGCTGCATCATTATCACCCTGAGCAAGACCTCCAGATCCATAAAAACTAGAGCCACCAAACCCAGCAAATAATACACCAGTCTGTGTTCCCGATGATATCCCACCATTACCACCACCAACATTGAAATCACCACCAACCGCAACACCACCATATCCAGGAATAGAATAATCCAAAGCAGCAATACCACCACCAGCGTCCATAAATGGTCCAGAACCAAATGTAGAACCACCACCATTACTATCAGCAGCACCGCCAGCACCAATCACCACTGGTTGAGATGCACCAATAGTAGAAGCAAGAAAAAATCTCTTACAATAACCACCACCACCACCACCATTGCCTCCTATTGGATTAGATGATGATGTATCAACAGACTGACCACCTGCACCACCACCAACAAGCTCAACAATACAAGATGTCATACCAGATGTTGGCGTATACGTTTGAGATGTAGTAAATACCTGAATAGAAATAGGTGTACCACTACCACCTTCACCAGGAACAGGCTGCCATGAGGGTAACTGACCCAATCCATTACTTGTCAAAACATAACCAGCAGTGCCAACATCTGCAACATTTTGAAATGGATTGTTGCTTGTATTTCCAGCGCATATAACGGTATAGGGAGAAAAATTAGATTGCCCCGTACCACCACCAGCTACAGAAGCAACACCATATATCGGAGATGCACTATCTTGAGATATAAGCGGTATACCATCAGCAGATATTGGATCAATAAATAGTATCGGATCTGTTCCATTGCCTATCAATATTGCATTTGAATCCAAATCATACTGACCCGTACCACCACCTAAAACTCCAAGCGTTCCAAATGATGGATCAGCACTGTCTCCTTGTGATAATAATGGCAATCCAGGAAAATAAGATGGACCAACAGAACCAATAGTCGTAGTTCCTGTGCCTAATAACACTGAATGATCTGGAGCAATATCAATACCAGACTCATTTAATGGTAACCAAGTAGCCGTATTTTCAGCCACACTTACCAATGCATACTGAACTGAATCTGTTAAATCATCATTATTTACATATAACCACTGAGTACCAATGGGATAATTAATATAATCAGTTGGCAAAGGAGCTCTTTTTTGCACAATAAATCGAGCCGGCGTAACAGGTCGTACACCCATATATGCAAGAGCATTCTTGCCATCTAATCTATGACCACCAAAACCTGCCATATTATTCTCCTATATAAGAAGATAATTTATCTTCAAGATATTCAATTCGTCTTACTGCTTTTTGTAATTCATTAAGCAATAACGATGGCAATTCATGATACTTAACAGTTTGCGGTAATCCTTCTTTATCATATACAACCAATGATGGCATAATCTCTGCAACTTCCTCTGCAATAAGACCTGTTTGACCAGATTTATCATCACCAACTTTATAATTAAATGTTACCGGACGAAGATCAAGAATCGGAGAACTTACATCACGCATATCTGCAATATTATCTTTAAAGCGACGAGATGATACAGCAACACCAAGTTGATCTGTAGATGACACTAATACCGCAGAACCAGTCACAGTTATACCCTGAATACCAGATATATAAGCAGCATTTAACTGTTGATTACCAGTACCTGTACCACTACCTATATGAAGAGTATTGTTTTCACTAGAAACACCTGGTGAATTTAAAACAATATTACCTGATTCAGAACCAATATAATTTACACCACCATTAGCACCACATGCAAGATTATAAGCTCCAGTTGCCAATGAATTCATAACACTTTGACCTAATCCAGTATTATAATTCGATGTAGTTGCATTACTTAAACAACCTTGACCAATAGCAGTATTTGCTTGTCCAGAACCTGCAATTAATGCAGTTGATCCAACTGCAGTGTTTTGAGGTCCTGTAAAATTTTGCATTGAATAAGCGCCAATTGCTGTATTTGCGCCATCGGACACAGATTGCGTTAAAGCATACTCTCCCACTGCCGTATTATAATTACCACTTTGCAAATTAAGACCTGCAGTTGTTCCAATACAACAATTGTTATTACCCGTTGTTAATGCATTTAAAGCATAATAACCAATACCCGTAGCTTGATTACCAGTAGTATAATTACCAGCAAAAAGTCCAACAAAAGTACCATTATTAAAAAATTGTAATGTAGTTGTACCACCAAAACTTATTTGACCATTACCAGCACCATCTGTTGCAGGTAAAGATAAATAATTAAAAGACTCAGTAAGTGTTGTGCCAGATCCAGAAAATTTAGCACCCGATGATCCACCAGTTATAGTAATTGTGCTTCCAGTTACTGAGCCACTATTGCCATTAATTGTAGTAATACCACTACCACCACTAGCTGCTTGCCATGTTGGTAAACTTGATGAACCAGTAGATGTAAGAACATAGCCTGAATTCGACATTCCAGTTGTAGCTGATTGTAGCGTTCCTGTTGTAGTAGTACCACCACAAATTGGAGCGTATGTAGTAAATGATGTGTTTCCAGTACCACCACCAGCTACTACAGCTGTTGAATAACTTGGATTGGCAGAAGAACCATTAGAAATTAATGGAATACCAGATGTTGCACTTGGTGCAATAGATGATATAGCATTACTTGCACCACCAACCAATGTATAATATCGAGTAACAGCATTACCACTTATAGAAGATGTACCATTACCAATAAGAACTCCGGTAACCGTCTTAACGCCAGTGCCACCTTCAGTAACTGGCTGAGGACTTATTCTTTTATATGCCATATATATCTCCAATAATTAATTTTACTTTAAAGGGGCAGCGTAGCCACCCCTTGTATGATATAACAAAATATAAAATGATATTAATATATTTCGTAATTTGCAGAATCAAAAATAACATTGATTGACTGATATCCTGTATTCATAACAAATGATGTCACACCATCAATAGTATCTGTACCACTAACCGTTGTAACAGTAATATTGCTAGTAGCAGCCAATCCAACAGAATCTTTAATCGTATAATATCTGCCAGTTGCTGGACCATCAGGTAAATTAATAGTAATCGGACCACCAGTTACATCTACTTGTAAATAAACATCAGTAGATAATACGGTATATGGACTCGCAGCAAAGTTTACATAGGTAACAGGCAATACAGGACTAGCTGCAGGAATAGCTTGGAAGCTAGGAACTGCAGAAGAACCATTCGATGTCAATACATAACCAGAAGTTGACAATCCAGTAGATGCAGATTGGAACGCACTAGTAGAAGTAGTACCAGCAATAACAGGAGCATATGCAGTAAATGTAATAGCGCCTGTACCACCACCAGCTACAACAGCTGTTGTATATGATGGATTAGCAGCTGAACCACCAGAAACTAATGGAATACCTGCAGTCGCAGATGGAGCAACACCAGAAACAGCATTAGAAGCACCAGCAACTAATGTATAATATTGACTAACAGCACTTGCAGTAAATGCAGATGTACCATTACCAGTCAATATACCAGTTAATGAAACAGCACCTGTACCACCACCCGCAACCAAAACAGTTGAATAATGTGGATTAGCAGCTGAACCATTAGAAACAAGAGCAATACCAGCTGTCGCACTTGGAGCAACTAATGCTGGAGTACCGGTTCCGTTACCAATGATAAGATTATACGCAGTAATACTTCGTAAACCCGTACCGCCAGCAATAACTAATATAGGACTCGATTGTTGATATGCCATAAGAAAATCTCCTTAAAGAGGTAAAATATTCATTAAATTATATAATATTGTCCTTGAGATGCACTCCAAACAACAGTTACAGATTGCAAATTTGTATTCATTACAAATGTAGTCGATAAATCTATATTAATATCACCAAGCACTGATTGAACCGTAATCGGATATGTAGCAGCAGCACCAGTAATATCTTTAATAGTCCATTCTTCACCATCATATGATGGCGCTTCTGGAAGTAATACTGTTGAAGCAGCACCAATAGATACCGTATCAATCATAATTACATAATCAGTAGCCAATACAGTATATGGACTACTATTAACATACGTAGTTGATGGTGTAGATGAACTTGTTGATGCAATAGTAATCGTATTGACACCAGTCGTAATAGATATTCCAGCACCTGGAGTTAATACTGCAGTACCCAATTGATCAGATACTTCCACCACCACATTAAGACTATTTAAATTAACACCATCAATACCAGAAATATATGCTGCCGATAATTCTTGTGGTCCCGAACCTGTGTTATTACCAATACGTAATGTATTGTTTTCTCCAGGAGTTCCAGCATTACCAATCGATATATTGCTTGATTCAGCAGCATTATAATTACCACCAGCATTACTACCAAAGAAAATATTGTACTCACCAGAAGCTAAATTTTGTCCAGAATTATCACCAAACGATGCATTGTGGCCACCACCATTAAGTTCACCAAGAGCATTATAACCAACAACGGTATTATATTGATCTGAATTAGATGCAGAAAGTGCATACGTACCAATTGCTGTAACACCATTAGCACCATTAAGTTCATATCCAGTCTGGAAGCCAATAACAACATTATAAATACCACTTGTTGCTTGATTCATTGCTTGAGAACCAATAGCAACGTTATATTGAGCATTAGTACAATTCTGTAATGCATAAGCACCAATAGCAACGTTATCTTCAACAGTAGCCATAACAGACATTGCACCATAACCAACAACCGTATTATTAGGACAAACTGTTGGATCAAATGTTAATGTACCAGCATTTGCACCAACAAAAATACATTGATTACCAAATGCTTGTAATACAGGAGTACCACCTATTTCAACAAATCCAGTAGTAGCAGTTGTGGTAGGCAATGAAATAACTGCAGGTTCTACTTCAGATACAATCGAATAAGTAGATTCAGATAAACTCCACACAACACTTACAGATTCATAAGCATTCGCCAATATAAATGTAGTGCTACCATCAATAATCGATAAAGATGAAACTGTATTAATCGTTACTGGATATGTAGCCGATTGACCACTCCAATCTTTAATTGTCCATACTTGTCCATCAACTGCTGGACTATCAGGTAAAATAATATTAGAAGCAGCAGCAATCGTTGCTGTATCAACTAAAATATTTTGATCAGTAGTAAGCACAGTATACGGTGTTGAATTAACATATGTAGTAGATGTTGCACCAGAAACTGTACAACCAATAATAATCTCATTAGTACTAGTTGATATAGATATACCAGCACCAGGAGTCAATACCGCAGTACCTAACTGATCTGAAGCTTCTACGACAACATTAGCTGTATTGAGATTTACACCATCAATACCTGAAATATATGCTGCTGACAATTGTTGAGGACCTGAACCACTGCCACTACCAATACGTAATGTATTGTTTTCACCAGTAACACCACCATGATTAAAGACAATGTTATTTGATTCAGAACTAGTATAATTCGCACCAGTAAATTGACCCATACCTAAGTTATAGCTACCAGATACTAATTGCTCAAATCCATTTTCACCAACAACAGCATTGCTACTTCCTGTTGTAAGGCTAGGTAAACTTGCATAACCAAGCGCAACGTTTACTTGACCATTCTGTAACGCACCTAATGAATAGGTACCAACCGCAGTATTATAACTACCACCATTACAACTCGTTAAACTACCATAACCAATAGCAGTATTGTTACTATCTGATACTGAAGTAATTAAAGCACTAGCACCAAGGGCAACGTTAGCAGAGCCACCATTAAGCGCTGTAAGTGCTTGAGATCCAACAGCCGTATTATTACTATCAAATTGACTTGTTGCAAGAGCTGCATAACCAAGCGCAACGTTATTAGCGCCACTTTGCGATTGCGATAACGTAGATGTACCAAGAGCGGTATTATTGCCACCACCATTAACATTAAGCAATGCCCAATAACCAACAGCTGTATTACCACTATCTGTTTGCGATGTACCTAAAGCACCATATCCTACTGCTGTATTATTACTTGCACCATTTAAAGCACCTAAAGCACCATATCCTACTGCAGTACTATTATTATCATTAGTTGAATTAGCTAAAGCACCACTTCCAACTGCTGTATTATTATTACCAGTACCTAAGGCACTTAATACACCAAGACCAAATCCAGAATTATTACTACCAGTAGTTGTAAAATTACCAGCACCTATTCCAGCAAATATATTACTACCACCAATAGCCTGTAATACTGAAGAACCATCAATAGCAACATAACCAGTTGTTGATGTTGTATATGGCAAATCTATAACAGATGGTAAAACTTCAGAAACAATAGAATATGTTGATTGAGATAAACTCCATACAACAGTTACAGATTCATAGTTATTAGCAATAACAAATGATGTAGCACCATCAATAAGTGTTGAACCAGAAACAGTTGTTACCGTAACATTAAACGATGTAGCCTGACCACTCCAATCTTTGATGGTCCATTGTTGACCATCAACTGCAGGACTATCTGGAAGTAATACTGTCATAGGAGATGCATACGTTGCTGTATCCATCAACAAAACATCATCAGTAGTTAAAACTGTATAAGGACTGCTGCTAACATATGTTGTTGATTCAGAAGTTGATGTGGTTATAGTAAGCGTATTTGTGCCTGCATTACCAGAAACAGTAACACTACCAGCACCAACAAGATTAATATTTTGTGATATATCACCTGGAACTGCGCCACCTGTATTACCCGTGACTGTCAATATACCAGAACCACCACCGCCTCCAGAACCAAAGGAACCCATTTTTGACATAGTATCCTCCTAATCGGCACCATAATAAAATGTAATATACATACTTCCAGAACTTGGTGATCCAGATAATGCTTTTACATACATCTGAGTTCCAATACTTAAATACAATCCACCAACATTAAACGGTTGATTAGTTGTAACATCAATTACAAAATAGGAATTAGCAGGTAATGGAAAATGATCCACAATTCCATCAAATGAAACCATTAAAGAAGCATTGGTTAAATTTTGAAATTGCAAAACTCCATCTGGTCTTGTTGAAGGCGATCCAACAGGAGCATAAGATCCACTAATGCCTGAATAATCAAGAGTTCGAACTGCTTCGACTCTTAATTGTTTACCTAAAGCCATAATAACCCTTTCGTTATTTATCCAAAACAAGAGTTATATGCATTAAGAAGCAGTAATAACCGCTGTCCATCCAGTTGTACCATTTGTATTAATATACATTCTGTTATTTGTAGCACTACCCGCAACATTAAAGAATAAAGATCCGTGAGGTGCAGAAACTGAACCAGAAGGGCTTCCTGTGCCAACAAGAATTTTAACTGACTGAGTACCATTGGTAAATGAAATACCATCAGCAGCTGCAGCAGAAATAGTAACACCAGCAGTTGTTACTAAATCAATTTGATCAGATGAATCTACTGATAATTGAGTAAATATACCAATAGAAGAACCTTGAGATGCCCAATTTGCACTTCCAGCATAAACACTTGTTAATATAAAATAATCGTTATTAGAACTATTGATCCAGACTGTACCAATTTCAGCTGAATCATTTACTGTAGGATTTCTTTGTGAAACAATTGGCAAAGGAGATAAGCCTTGCAAAGCATTATCCAATCCATAACCAACTAAAGATCTATTTCTTCTAGCTACTGCCATAATGCACCTTACTTACTTAAAATATAGATTAAAATATTATCGATACCAGTTAATAGAGGTGCCTAATTTAAGCAATACAGCTTGATAATAATCGTGTAAGCATGTTAACATTTCACATATACGCTTTAAAATAGGAATAATAATGGACGAAGATATAAAAAGAATAACCATTAAAACATCAGCAACATTCCACAAAGAAATAAAACAAAGATCATTATATAGAAATGTAACCATGACAAAATATATAATGAGAGCATTATGGGAACAAATAAAAAGAGAAAAACAATATGAAGAACAAGAACCAAAAAAATAAAGATCTAGAACCCTTTGTAGTTATATATGAACCAAATCCATATATGTATGCTTTAACAACATTGTGTTTTATTATAATGCTTATAACAGGAACAAAATTATTTTTAGATAAATGCGTTACTTATAATCAAAAAATTGCTAACATTCATGACAATAGAGCTGCATCTCTATAATTGCAAAAACCTCTACAATTTAGCAAAGAGAATCGTATCTAATACCCCTACGATTCTCTTTGCTATTTTAACGAAAAAAACCACTACCAGGAAAAGAATATCCTGCATATGCTGCTGGATTTATATCCGCAACTTTTTTGAATTTCTCAGCTAATGCATCAAGTGAAGGTCGCGCTAATTCTTCGACTTGATCTTCAAAATTAGCTGGTAAATTAGAACCATATTTTTTTAACAATTCATTAGTAATATCTCGTTTAACTTTAGCTGCTTCATTAAAATCTTTTAGATTTTCTATAACAGCTATCTTTCCAGAATTAGATTGCGTTAAAGATGGAATTGTTTTTAAAAAATTCTGCACTTCTTGATCGGTAATACGAGATCCAAAAAGATCTTTAGCGTTCTTTAAAAAATCAGTACTTAATTTTTCAAATTGCTGAGATTCAGGAGATAAAACACTTGTTAAATCTAAACCAACTCCAAAAACTCCATGAGTTATAGTTTTAATTAATGTTGCAAACAACGGAGTATCTACTTTACCAGTATTTATCAATGCTTCCATTCTATCAAGACGAAGATCGTTTTCTTCAGCGCCACGAGCTTTTGATCGAACATCTTTAACAAACGGAAGAACTTCTTTTCTAATTTCTTTTTGCTGCTCCGCCAATGCTTTTTTATCTTCTAATGCTTCTTGTAAAACAAGATTTTCTTTTCTTTTATTAGCAAACAATGGCGTTGCTTCTTGTTGTTGCCTTTGTAAAGACTTTGATTGCTGTTGAACTACAGGCGCCATTTGATTATTTTGCTCTCCCATATTTTGTTGATTCATATTAGGTTGAATAAAATTTTGTTCAGGAGCGGCAAATTGTTGACCAAGTTGTTCTTGTTGACCACCAACTGGTTGCTGCTGACCACCAGAACCAACCATTTCTAAATAATCATGAAAGTGATTTGGGTTTAAATGAGCTAAATTAGCTAATATATTAGCCGTTGGTTCATTATAATTTACTGCCTGTAATAATTTAGATAAATGTGCTTCCTTTTTTTGTTGAAGCATGTTGTGAATTTTATCTTTAGCTAAAGCATCCAATCCTTTTGTAAGTCCAGTTCCTAATGCAGCACCAACGCTACTATATGGATTTGATCCTTTTGTGAAATATACTGCCATAATAGTTCCTATATGTTATCGATTAACCTGATTATCATTACCAAACAATCCACCTTGAGCAGCAAGTAATGCTTTTAATTGTGGGTTATATATTGATGGATTTGAAAGTGCTCTTAAAATATTCAATGTTGGTGCTGTTTTAAATGAAGAACCATAATCATTTCCTCCAAAGCTTGATGCATCATTAGATGATACAAAACCAGGTGAAGCTTGAATTCCAGTTCTAGAAAATTTAGGAGCACCATTACTAAATTCTTGATTTGCAACTTGAGGAGTGCTCAAAGTATTAAGTACGGATAATAATGATGGCTGAACATTTGGTTTAAAAGACGATAATTGAGATTGATTGGTTTGTGCATTTGGCATTCCTTGCGCAGCATTATTATATACAGGAGATACTTGAGCTGCAGGTGCCACTGGAGCGGCAGGTGCATTCTGAATTTGTTTATTTTGTGGTTGCTGCTGTTGTTCATTGTCTTTCCCATTACTTCTACCACCTGTAAGAAATGCAGTTAATAATTGTGGGGCACTTGTTAAAAGATTACCTAATCCTTCTGCCGCGTTTTGCAAAAGTCCAGGTGTTGATTCTTGAATATTAGTATCAAACTGAGGAGTTAATCCAACACTTTGTAATTGTTGAAGATATTGCTGCAATAACTGTCTTTGATTTTGATCCAATCCCTGTTGATTTTGATTTAAACCTGCTTGCTGAAATCCTTGCTGGTTTTGAGCAAGCGTTTGCTGATTTTGTTGTAATGTTTGTTGATTTTGTTGGAATCCGTGCTGAGCTTTCATAGCAGCAAGATCTGTTTCTAAATTAGCAGCTGCTGATCCTAAAGCTCTTTTAAAAGCACCAGTTCCTTGACCACCACTAGCAGTAAATCGGTCTGCAATACTTGCAATCGTGTGAGGAAAATTACTTCTATATTGTTGTTCAATAGGACCAAACTCTGTATTTGCAAGAGGTGTTAATGGTTGTACATTAACATTAGTTGGTTGAGTTGGTTTTAAATTATTAATATTTTGCAATTGACTCATTGCTGCTTTAATATTTGCATCCGCTAACGCTTTTTGTTCTGGAGTAAATCTTTCTAACTGTCGTATGTTCTCAGGAGTTCCATGCAAAAATTTATTAAAACCACTTTGCTGTTCTGGATGATTCGCTTTATATTTAGCTGCTTTTTCTTTTTGCTTTTGTGTATATTCTTTTGCAGCTTGTTTTTGTTGTGCTTTAAGTAATCTAGGATTGCTTTGTGCTAAAGCAGCTTGAGCTTTAGCTTTTTCCTTATCTTTTCGTGCTTTAGCCACAAGTTCTTGTGTAGTTAATCTTCTAGGCATAACTTTCTCCAAAACCATTATTATAGTATGGTCATATTATATATAGTACCGTACTATGATATAATATAAATTTAGAAAATGAGAAGGGTTTCATAATGGCACGATCTTATGGTCCACAATCAAATCCAGGAATGATGGTACCAACAACAAATGTTTGGGATGTCAGTCAAATATATAACTTACAAGATATATCACCCGAACTGCGAGAACTATTCGTGCGACTTTACCAAAACCTTAACAAAATGGCATTAGCTGTTAATTTAAAAGATACAGGTTATTACACAGAACAAGAATTTCTATCAAGCCAACTGTTTTTCCCAAATCCAATAAATACCGCTCAATCTCCTACAACACCAACATTCAGACAAGCATTTAGAAAAGTTATTAACTTTGGCGCACTGCCAAATGCTACTACTATAAGTGTACCACATTATATCAATAGCAATTCAGGATATTCTTTTACAAGAATTTATGGATGTGCAACAAATGTAAATACATTTGGCGCTATTCCAATACCATTTTCTAGTCCAACATTAAACCAAAATATTATGATCACTATAGATAATGCATATGTAAATATTACTACTGCCATAGATTATTCACCATATACAGTTTGCTATGTAATAGTAGAATATATTAAAAGTTGATATGCTATATATAGATTCTCCGTCCAATTGTTTTTCTGGGAGCTTTTCATAATAGGCTCCCAGAAAATAATATTATTGAAGTCGCGAACTTGTAGGCGTTGCATAAAATGTCATAGCATGAAGCGTAAAATCTGCCCACGCAATATCAGGATTTCTTATCTGTGAATTATTAGCGTTGTCATTCATGTATAAATTTAACTGAATACATTCACCATTAACCATTGGATATATTGGATGCCACAATCGTGCTTGTGATTGTTCTAAAGAAGAATACGTATATGCTGCCGTTGTTAATACACCATTGCCAACCAATGCTCCAGTAACTAATGCATCTTGTAATACATTTTGCGTAGATGATGATAATAAATAATCTACTGTAATCTGTCCATAATCGGTTCTATCTACCAAGAAATCAATTTTATTAATCGCAAAGTTTCTTCCCTGATTTACATAAAAGTTATACTGCTTTGTTTTAATATTTATATTAGAGACTCGAGCAACAGTACCACCGCCTATATAGGTACCAGAAAAAGCAGGTTCTTGTATAATAAAATTATTTGCATCTTGAACATAAAGTATTGGGTAAATATTTCCATTGATTCCAGTAACGCCTTGTGCATTTTCTATAACTACATAATCCCCACCAGTTGGATTATTAACACTAGAAACATATTGTAAATTATGATTAATTGCATTAATAATTACGAGATCTTCAAATTTACTCATATTAGTAATCTGCAATGCAGGAGCATTTCTTGTTGTTTCAGTATCAACAATGAATATAAATCCTTCCTGATTACCTGCAATAATCTGCTTAAACAAATTATTTTGTGTTGGTGAATTCCATGTAGCAATATACTCTTCCCATGTTTGACCAGTTGTTTCCCATGTAATAGCATTTGGGTTTTGAAAATAACCAAATGCAGTTATCGTATCATTATTATATGCCCAAGAACCGGTCTTATAATTATATACTAATACCCTATTTGGATAATCAGAATCAAGTTCAATTGCAGGAAATGACCAATAAACCATTTCTGCATAATAATCTCTAATGCCATAAACGCGATATATACCATCATTTTCATTTGATATACCAAATACATCATCCGGTATTTTATCATCAATACGCTCCACATTTGACCCATTACAAGAATGAATACCAACGTTACCAATAGCTATAGTAAATTTATCAAAGGGAACAACAGAAAAAGTAGATTCACATCCAAGTTCTGTATTAAATTGTTGCCATGTAAACGGTTGCACTTCATTACCGGTAAATACAAGTTCCCATGTACTTGATTCAAAATAAACAATCAATCTATCTTTTAAAAATTGAGCAGTAATAATTTGTTCTTTTACTGGACAATCAATATAATCACCAAGATCAGCAACACTATCAAGCCATGCATTTGCTGCTATAGGAGATCCATTTTGAGAAAATCTACATCTATTAACATATGCTTCTTGAGTTCCACCAACATTAGATAAATAGTAAACAGGTTGATATGTATTTGTACCATTACCTGTAATTACAACTGCACCATTTGCTGTATTAAATGTTCCTGAAGCAACAGGAGCAGAACTATTTCCAGTAGCGTTAATAGCACTAACAGTCATTGCTACAGCACCAGATCCACTATTCGTTGTAAACAATGTTGTTCCAACTAAGAAATATTGACCTGCTGCAAATGTAGAACCAGATGCTGTACCACTAAAATTACCTGAACTATCAGTGGTTCCAATATTAACGCCTTGATTGAGTTCTACAACATTAAGAGCAAGCAATCGGTTTTTAAAGGGAACAACTATACGTGCAGTTAATAATGTATTAGTACCATTAAGAACAGGACTTAAAAAATTCCAAGTAGATCCATTGTAGTAGCGCAATAAATCAGGAGTATTAAAGTTAGAAACAAAAAGATAGTAGTCAGCACTTGATGCACCTCTATATGTATATCCCCACATCAATTGAGAATCAGAACCGGTCCAAATTGCCGCAGGATTAGCAGTTCCATATAATACATTATCTAAAACTTGCCAACCACCACTCGTATATTGATAAGAAAATTGCGTATCAAAAGCAATTGGTTGTTCATTATTTAATTGATCATCATCAAATGTAACAATACCAATAATAGGTGTAGCTGGATAAAAATAAACATTAGCAAACGTATTAGATCCAGTTATGGCTACACCACCACCACTAACACCTGTTGTATAAATACCAGATCCCGGCCCTGTTGATAACATAGGCATAGTGGTACCATCTTGATATACCGTAAATATATTAGATCCGACAGAGAATATTTGTCCTATATCAAATACATTACCTGGTGCAACACCAGCAAAATTACCTGTACCATCTGTACGGCCTATATTTATTCTGACTCGAGAGTTTAATTGTGCAATATTTGTAGGAACCGATTGATTCATTAAATATGATCCAAATCTTTTACGAACTCGTCCCCTAAAAACATATGCATTCTGTAATGTAGAAAAAGCATCATCTGTAATGAGCCATGCTTTTAAGTCAGTTTGTAAGCCACCTGTAATAGGTGCTATCATAAATCTATCGGTTTTTGCCATATTAAACCCCGATTATAAGATAATTTACATAACTAGAAGCATTATAATTTGTTACAAACAATTGAAAGTTACCAGCTAATGTACCACTTCCAGGAACATATACAGGAATAGAAGCACTATTAGATGCAGAACCAGTCCAACTTGGTGTTACATATGTTTGAAATATAACATTATAATTAGGACCACCACTCAAAACATTAACTGGAACAACAGCAATCGATCCATTAGATGGTTGATATGTTCCCCATTTAACAAGTATACCACTAGGCAAATATGACCAACCATTAGTACATGATGCCATTGCAGTATTACTCATAGATGAAGCAGCAAATGGTATATCAGTTGGCGCATCTAATGATTGCTTGGTTATATATAACTCATTAGTGCTTGTTTGAGAATATAAAAATGTATACATACCATTATCACCAGTAGGAATCGATGGTATAGATCCTTGCAATGAAAAATCTGCATAACCAAATCCAAAAGGTGCAAGCGCTTGAAAGTTAGCCAATATATCTGACTGTGAGTTAGAAAGTTTGTCAGTTCCTTGAGGGACGTTAGGATTGAAGGCCATAATCTATCTCCTAATTAAATATGCTTCCATGTTCTTCTAGCAACCATATTGCTAATTTGAGAATTGGTAACATTAAATTTTTCCATTATTTTACCTTGAGACATTCCAGCATCCCACATTTTTCTAATATTAACTACATCAAATGTATTGAGTCGAGAATATTGTCTTCCTTTATCAACCATATCCATCATATTTTCTACATGTGATCCAACCCATAAGTGATCTGGATTTACACATAAAGGAATATCACATTCATGACATATAAACTTACCAGATTCTATGGGACCAACAAAAAGTTCATAAGAAACACGTGACGCTATATCAGTTTTATTTTCTTTAAAGCAAAACTTTCCATATCGACGCCTATTTGTTGCACCTTTCCATATCCAACAATATTCTTGTTTATCAACATATGATAAAAATCTACACTTATCAGAACAAAATGCTTTAGCATATTTTTTATAACATGGTTGAGCACATGTTTGACATGGATATTCTTTAACTTTGCCAATCTTTCGTAAATAATTCCTAGCATAACATCGCTTAGCATCTGTCTTTGAATATAACTTGATAACATTTTTGCTATAGCAAGGCTTACATTCTTTTTTATATCGAACGATACCATTTCTGGTACCGTTCTTAACTATATTAAATTCCGTAAGATCAACAGAACAATGTTTACAAATTTTTCTCAAATCTACCATTTAGCTGCCCCAATTAAATCAAGACTGCCCACCGCCAGAAAACCAACCAGGTCCATAGGCACCAGCAGCACCATTGTCTTGAGTATATATTGTAGCAGTTCTTTGCGTAGTTTGCTGCACAATTGTGCGTCTTTGGCACAACGTCATTTGTTTTTGAAATTCTGGAAGTATAAGAGCAACACTTTCTAAGTCCATTCTGTCTTCAAAGATTTTTTTTGCGGCGCCATACGAAATTAATTGAAACCATTCTTCTAATTGTGGTGATTGTCCTTCTGAAAGTAATTCAGTTGGTCGTACAAATACTTCCATTTGTACAGCATATGATTGATCTGGAACAGGTCGCAAAACAAACTGACCATCATAAAATAACATTGTTTGAGGCAATGATGGTTGCAACGGAAGAGTCTGACTATTAATAGGCTGACCAACTCCAGGAGCAACAGGAAATGTTATATTAAATTGACCAGTTAAATAGTTAATCGTTCCATTATTTGATGTAGGTGTAGCAGGAGTTCCAGGAACACCCATATAACCAGTAGTTACATTATACGGATAATCTATGAGTGTTAATGTATTGTTGTTCGTATCAATAGAATTAAACAAAACATTATTTCGTAATAATATTACACCCTGTGTATTATTTGTCACAAATGGATAGTTAATAGACTGGTTTGTATTAATAACACCTGTAAAATTTGTAGTAGATCCATCACCTGAAATACCAATAGATGCAATACTATTCAATAATGGATATATTCCATAAAACTGCTTACGAGATTCCATAAATAATGCTTCATAACCAGCAATATATATCGGTGGATTAACTGTCAAATATATATTATCAAAGTTGTATAAAGGATCTAAAGGATTAGTAGAATTCGTTGAATATGTATCAATATATGCTTGAGTATAAAATGTAAATGTAGATTGCAAATTGAACAATCTTAAATGCTCAGGAAAATCATATAATACAAATGTGTTAATATATTGATTTAAGTCTGACGTAGATAATAATGTTTCATCAAGACTTCTAGTAAGTCTTCTAATTTTTTGTTGTATCGTAGCCAATGTAGTTTGCGCCATGTTTTACTCCTAATTTTATGTAGCCATATACGGTAGAACATTTTGTGTTGCAGCCTGTAATGTATAATTCAATTCACCAATAGGTGTCACTTGAGCATATTGAGCATTATAAGGAAATGACGCAGGAACCACAAAGGCTGGAAAATTAGTTGTATTAATATCGATAGTAAATGTGGTATCGCCTGTCACGGTAATAGGTGCATATTTCTGATTGGCCTGTACCATGCCATATCCAGTTGGAATATTCAATCGCACAATCATACCAGTAATATATTGATGATTAAACGTTGTAGTTACTACAGCAGGATAACCATTAGTTACAGAAGCAATGATACGCATTGCTCTTTGAAACATCGGATATGGATAAGCAAGTATAGCCATTTTATACCTATCTCGGCAACGAAGATCCTGACTGTTCTTTCAATCCACTTTGAGGTTTTCTACCCGTAAGTGATTTCATACTTTGATCTTCAATATCAACAAATTCTAAACTCTGAAAACTAGTTCTTCTAACTTTTTCTGCTAAACTTACAACCGGTTGTCCATTAACATCATTTTTATAATTATATGATGGATACCAACAGTTAGTATTTAAATGTTTTGCAACCATTAATGGTAATTCATATACTTCACCATCTTTTAAATTATAAGTCTGCATTTCATCATACTTATATTTCAAAAATGGAAAACCTAAAACTCCACCTGGACATTCATGATATCTAAAAATACCACGAACCATTTCACTGTCTTTCATCCACTGACTTTTTAATTCAGCTTCATTTGCTTCTTTTTCAGCTTTGCTCATTAAACTTTTTTTGTTGCGAGTAACATTTTTAGGCTCAATAGATTCTTGAAACTTTAAAGATGTTACTGTTCCCTCTTTAGTTTTAACTTTTGATATTTCGTGACTTTCCATAGCACTCCTTAATATTTTACAAATGATGGATCTATCCTAGCGCTAGGATAGATCCATATCAAGTAGATATAATTAATTTACTAGTATGAAGATAATCCAGTATTGCTAAATGCTTTACCAGCTCTCCAGAAAATTAAATCATCAGCTACACCAGCAGGTCCATTAGCACCACCAGCAAGAATCATACCAATATAACCTGTATCAACAGTCGCATCAGATAATATATTTTGATTAGCACTTAATGCAAATCCAGTATCTTCACCTATTGGAACGATTTCAGCAGATGTAAATGGCGCTGCAGAACTTAATGGGAATACAAATGCACTAAATGCACTAGAATTAATATCTAATGTAATAGAGTTTGAACCAGAACCTGTTGTTGAAGTATTAACAGCTACAATTGTACCTTGTAGATTATTCATTTGAACCATGCCGAATGCAGCAGGAACAACAACTCGAACCAATTGTCCAACTTGATATTGATGTGTTACAGACAAAGTTACAACAGCTTGAGCAGCTTGAGTAATTTGTGTAATGTAACGACGAGCAGGATAGAATGCTGGATTCCAATTGATTTGTTGGAATGATCCAGTTGTACCAGCAGCAATTTGAGGCATATAGTCTAAACTGAAAGTTGTAGAAGATAATGTATTATAACCAACAGTAAAGTCCATAGCNCCTAATTNTTGAGCACCAGCAACATTGAACAAACGAACAACGCTACCAGGAACAAGTCCATTAGTACCTGAATTAGTTACAACAGGAATAGAAGCATTTGAAATAGCTGTAATAGTATTTAAAATTNCGCCATTTTGTACTGCTGAACTATCAACATAAGTAAAACCAACAGATGATATAAATATTTCTGAGTTTTGCACATTGGCATCATTAAAGACAAATGTTTTCCAAGCAGCATCTGAAGANAAACCATTTTGCCAGTAAAATTTCACAGCATATCCAGTAGTCTGAATGCCATTAGCTTGAGTAACGTTATAAACTTCCATCCAATCAACGCTTTCACGCAATTGAATGACAGTATTTGCACCAGTTGATACAAAATTACCAACTTGAACGATAGTATTATCCATGAGATCTCCTTATGATTGAGTACAACGAAGATTAAGAACCCAAAGATCATTCAAGATTCTTGGAACTTCGGCAAATTTATAACCAACAGATGCGTTCAAAGCCAACGGTCCATCATATATTGGTGGTCTATAGATAAATTGTGCAGAGTATCCATCTTGTTCGATACATGCATAAGCTTCCATACCAGCAACAAATATATTATAAACATTTGCACCAAGATTAGACGCATTTGGATTAATAGAGCCAATAGATGAAACTAAAAATCTTAAGTTACCAATAGCACCCCATTCTGAACGAAGAGCATTCATTGGTGATGGATATTGATTTTTTTGTATGAATCCATCAACTGAATCCATATCTTTAGTCAAATCAGTATGACACATAGCAAAGTATGCATCACGAACTGGCGCTGTACCAAATTTATCTTCACCTTCAATGTTATCTAAAATGGTATACGCATTGTTTCCAAGAAGCGCAAGAACCACATTATCAACATCTGAACGAGTTAATTCTGTTGGCATATCACCATTAACACCACCTGTGCAGTTAATAAATGCAGCAGTAGATGCAAGCATGTTACGTGTTAATTCATCTTCTGTTTGACGAAGTGACACACCAAGACGAGCAGCACATTCATTAAGAACTGGATCTTGGTTTTGAAGCGTTACTTGCTCATTAAGGATCACATATGTTCCATAAAATGAGATTTTCGCATCAATATCCACAGCTGTTAAATTTTGAGCTGGAGGAGTTACACCTGAATTACCAAGTGGAACTAACGCAGTAGCTAAAGGATTATATCTACGCATACGCAAAGTTGTACCACCATTGCGAGGCATATTTTTAAGCAATGCAGGTATTTTATGAATCATATTAGGCACTGGGACTGCCAA